AAGTATAAACATCCCCACTTGCTACTGATGTGGCTGTAACCTCACCACTTGCAACTGTAAAGCCAGTTTTAGCCCAGTTTACCAAGTAGATAGATTTAACACCCCCAACTGCATCTTTGCAATCAAGGGCAAAACTTTGTGAAATTAAACAAGCCATTCTTTATTTAAATTAAAGGGTGAAATAAACTACTTCGTCAGGGAAAGCCAATTGAACACCATATTTCATTTTTGCTTTGAAATATATGTTTTCAGATACTGGGTCGAATACAAATTTGTATTGTTCTTCTTCATTTGCAAGGTCAGTACCTACAAAGAAGTTAGTCAAGTGTGACGCTACTAATTTATCAGTACCATCCAAACCACCTACAGCAATCAACTTCATATTTGTACCTGGAACTATCATTTCCATTACACCTGCTTCAGGCATATAATGATACAAGTTAGCGTTTTTCAAGTTAACCAAGTACTTCTTATATGTGTCGATTCCGCAGAAACAAACTAAGTTTTCTTTACTTGCAATTCTTGAAGGAATAGCAGCGTAGATAGCATCTAAAATGTCATCAATGTTAGATGTAGTAATAGACGTTGCAGAAATGGTGTTACCTTGTACTGGGTCACCAGCACCACCGAAACCAAGTGCAGTTAAGATAGTTGTAAAACCATCAAATTTATTCGTGTTAGGGTTGGTGTTAGATGTTGCAGTTGTACCTTGCCAAATAGCAATTTCCAATTTTTCAGCAATTACTGCTGCTTTTTCGCTACCAATTTGCTCTTCAAATGGAAGTGCTTCAGCAGAACCTGGTGCAATTTGTGTTTGCATCCATTTTGATTCCAAAGTTTTAGGACAAAGAGTTTCTTCAACAGCAATTTTACCTACTGTGATTGTTCTTTGTGTGAATGTTGTTAAACCTGATGGAGTAAGTCCACAAGCATCGCTTTGAAAATAAACATCAGAAGAGAGAATGTTCAAAGTTTCAGCAGATTTGATACCTACTTGAACTTGTCCAGCATCGTACATTAAACGTGCTGTTTTACCACCGAACAACGCTTTTGACAAAAGGTTAGTACTTTGTTCGTTGGTGTAATTAGTGAGTGATGATACTACGAATGACATTTTATTTATTTTTTAGTTGTTGTGCTAATTTTACAATATTTGCGAATTGCTGTTCTTTTTTGCTCAATACTTCAGGTGCTTTTGTTGGTTCAGCACTTGGAAGATTTGCAACTCTTTCTACCAAATCAACGGTTTTTGAAAATGCTTCACTTTGCTTTTCAAGTTTTGCAACTACACTTTCAAATTGTGCAGTCAATTCAGCAATTTTGCTTTCTAAATTTGTAACTACTTCGTTGAACTTTTCGATTGTCGCAAATTCTTGAGATGCTTCAATTGTAACTTCAATTTCTTCTGATGGTTCTACAATTTCTGATACAACACCACCAACGGTTGTAACCAACATTCCACCTTCTACTTCGTGTGTTCCGTCAGGTGCTGGGATATCGCCTTCTGCAGTTTCTACCAAAATAGCAGTACCTACTGCCAATTCACCTTCCCATTTGATTACAGTTCCATCGGTCAAAACGGCACTTGCCATTTCAACGCTTACCACTTCATCGTTAAATTTTAACATTGAGCGGATTTCTTGAATTAAACTTTTTGAGTCCATTTTAATTTATATTAGTTATATGTTTTTTTTGTTGCGTTTTTTATTTGCCATTCCACTTTGATAGCAATGATTTCAAGTCTTCCAATAATTTGTCATCTTCACTCATTGGTTCTACAAAATCAAAGTAACCTTCAACGCTAAATCCATTCCAAGTTCCATCTTTACATTTAGCCCAAATTGCGTCATCTTCTACAATGTAAGACACAAACCAACTTCCATCTTTTGCATCTTCAAACCCAATAGGTGGATTTATACCACGTTCAAAATCTAAAAGGTATGTTTCAAACAATGTGCAACCTTCAATTTTTGTTCTATGGTCAACATTTACGCTGTTATATTTGTTATTTAACGCCCACTTCTTTGCGATTTTGTATATAGTTTCTTTATCAAAGACCACGTAATATTCACCACGAGAATCATCACGACGATAAATTGGCAAATCAGCCAACATTGCAGCACCCGAAATAATCCTTTTTTCTTCATTTTGTATTGCAAAAGTCTTTTTAAAAGTTGACATTTTACGTTCACACCATCCAAGCATTTCTTCACCACCCCACAATAGATATGAAATAGTCCCACACGCTTCTTTATCGTCAGGGTTGTAGTATTCTTTTGCACGTGACAAATAAGAATAAGTGCGTTTGATTGTTTCTTCTGATAATGGTTCACCGTTTGCAATTTGTTGTGCCCTTACTTTACCCACTTGCGTTGCACATTTATTGCCTAATTCTTCGTTCAATCTTATACCACGTTCTGCGTTTGATTTCGCTGCTTCAGGGTAGTCATCAAAAGATTCAAATTTATCAAACTTCATAAAGTCTTTTTCGATTGCTGGTTTATCAACAAGTGAAATAAACTCAACACCACTTTCCAAATCCTCTTCTGAAATTGTTAGTTTATAAATAGGTAACATTTCTATATATTAGTTTTAAAGTTAAATTGTTGCGTTATTCTACCACACTCACACTTTGATTATTAGAAACACGTCTTTGTGTGCGTGAAATATCACCTTCTGTTACATACACTTTTCTTTCTTGTGTCAATGCTTCATTTGTTGGTAGTGCAGATGCTCTTGGTGCTGCCATTTGTTGAACTCCACCACCACCAGCACGATTGCCAGTAGCGTTACTTGGTGTTGATTTGCTTTGAAATTTAGTATCAGAAATCTTTTTTAAGTTAGCCAATCCAAATGCAAGTGCCGTACCTGCTTGAATATATGGATATGCTGGGAAAACTGCTGTCAATGGTGATTTATTTGCTGTTGTAAATGCTTCTTGAGTACCTTGAATTGTTGACATAATAGTCTGAGCATACTTCAAACCTTTGTCAATTTCAAATGCTCTTTTTTGTGATTCTTCTGTATCTCCAGCAAATGCCTCGTTTAATGCAGATAAAGCGTTTAGACTATTGGAAGCAAGGCTAAATATTGCTTCTTGTTTTGCTTTTTCTCGTGCAATATCTTCTTCCTTTTCTTTGTCCTTTATCGCTTTGCGTCTTTCAAAAAGTTGATTTTCAAGTTCTATTGTTGAATCGCCAGTTTCTTCTAAAGCGTTTATTTTCGCTTCAAGATTTTGAATTTCTATTAATGCAACATCTTTTGCAATTTCTTCTTGTGTTTTTCCGCTTTGCTTTGCCTTTAAAATTTGCTCATTATAATAGTCATCGTAAAACTTTAAAAGATTTTGTGTCGCTGCTTCTGTGTCCGCTTTTTGTGTTGCAAGTAATTTTTCATTATCCGACTTTAACTTTTCAGCGTAATCTTCACGAACCTTTTCAAGTGCTGCATCTCTTAACTTGTTTATTTCAACTTCTGTGTAACCTTGTTTTTTTAAATCTGCAATTCTTGTTTTAAATTGTTTGTCTGCAGCGATTACTTGTTCTTCGATTGATTGTGCGTTAATAGATGCAAGTTCTGCTTCACGTGCTAATCTATTTCTATATTCTTCGTCTTGTTGTGCCTTTCGTGTTTCTGCACCTTTTTTGCGTATTTCTTTAACTTGCAATTCATAACCAGCAACTTCGTTCTTTGCTTTTAAAAGTTGTTTTTTAGTTTCTTCAATTCCTTTGTCTGCTTCTTGAGATACTTCTTCAGGGTCAAAAACTAACTTTGCTAAACCGCCACTAAAAGTTTCTTCAAGTTTAAAGTTTTTTCCCAATGTTTTACCAATTGCATCAACTTGTTTTAAAATCAATGTCAAAGGCAAAGTAATAATTCTAATGATATTCTGAAGAATCTCTTGGTTTCGTTTTGCCGTTTCAACTTGCGTTTTCTTTATTTGTTCTTGTGCTGTAATTTGGTTTTCAAGTTGAGTGATTACCGCTTTTGTTTGTGCAATCTTCAACTTTAAAATTTGCTCTTCAGTTTTCCCTTGTTGCTTTAATATGTTATCTTGTGAATTTAAAGTTTCAAGTTTACCTTCTTCTGCTTTTACTCCTTTTTGTGCAGTTTCAAGATTCTTTTTTTGTTCACCAGTTACACCACTTACTGCTGCTTTGATTTCATCCCAATAGGCAACCATTGTTCCCAATAGTACAATAAACGCACCTAATCCAGTTGCAATCAATGTAGACTTTAAAGTAGTTCCAAATCCACGAATAGCCGTTAATACCGAACCACTTATTGTTTTATACAAAGTCACAAATTGCTGTTGTACTGCACCTAACCCAGCAAGTCCTTGTGAAAGTGCCATTGCCCCTTGAACTTTTACAAGTGTCTTTTGTA